TCGAGACTCTGCCCGAACATAACCGAATCGCTTTTATTGCGCACGCTCAGTGGATAGCCAAGGCGCACGCCTACCAGATACCACCAGACCTGCATTTGGATTACCGAGTTTTCTTGATGCTTGCGGGGCGCGGGGCGGGTAAGACGCGGTCAGCCGCCGAGGCTTTGTGGTGGTGGGCATGGACTCACCCCAATACGATGAGCATCGTTCTGGCTCCGACTTCGGGGGACTTAAAATTCACTTGCTTTGAAGGGCCGTCAGGATTGCTTGCCTGCATCCCTGAAGCACTAGTGACCGACTACAACAAACAAGACCACCTGATCAAGTTGAGTAACGGTTCCAAGATCAGGGGTGTATCAGCAGACTCGTATGACCGCCTGCGCGGTATCAACTCATCCTTTGTGTGGTGCGACGAGTTGGCCGCATTCAATTACCTCGGCCCCAACGAGGCGTGGGACAACATGATGCTTGGCCTGCGTATCAAGCCAGACGACAAGCCCCATAGCCAGCCTCGTGTGATCGTGACCACGACACCGCGCCCCAAGGACTTGATCCTTGATCTGGTGGGCCGCGAGGGTGACGATGTGGTGGTCTCCCGCGCCAGCACCTTCGACAACGCCAAGAACCTCGATAAGGCATTCCAGCGGCAGTTGGAGAGTTACCGTGGTTCAAAACTTTATGAACAAGAGGTGTTGGGCCAAATTGTGGATTTGGAAGACGGCAAGGTGGTCAGCCGAGATATGTTCAAGTTGTGGCCTGCGCACAAGCCCTTCCCCAAGTTCGAGTACATCGTCCAGTCCTACGACTGCGCCTTCAGTGAGAAGGAACACAACGACCCGACGGCCATGACTACATGGGGCGTGTTTAAGCCGCAGGACGGGCCTATGAGCGTGCTTCTGATCGACTGTTGGGCTGAACACCTGTCCTTCCCTAAACTCAAGCCCAAGGTGCTAGAGGAGTGGCGTGTGTCCTATGGCGAAGGGCGCGATGCCAAGCGGCCTGACCTGATCCTCGTGGAGGACAAAGCGGCAGGAATATCCCTGATCCAAGAGTTGCGCTATGCCCACCTGCCTGTGCGTGCCTACAACCCGGGTCGTGCAGACAAGATGCAGAGGCTCCAGATCACCGCATCCATCTTTGCGACTGGCCGCGTCTGGCTTCCTGAGTCCGACACCCACAAGGGCTATGTCAGGAGTTGGTGCGAGGGCTTCCTGTCCCAGATATGCGCCTTTCCTGATGCCGCTCACGACGACTATGTCGATAGCGCAACGCAAGCGATTCGGTTACTCAAAGATATGAACTGGCTCGACATCAACCCCGAACCCCCTGATAATGACGACGATTATCTGGAGTTCACCCAACCTAAACGGGTGAACCCGTATTCTGCATAAGGAGCAACATGGCTGACTTCAAAAAACTTGGTAAAGGTGTGGCGGGCGCATTAACGCAGGCAAAAGAAATGGCGCAAGCCAAGAAGGCCAGCGAGTCCAAGATTGCCGATGTGCTGGAGTCCCAGCAAGCGCCGATGACGCGCCCCCAAGGCACTGGCTTGCCATTGATGCCACGCGACAATGGGATGTACACCTTGCGTGACCAAAAGGACTTGCCCCGCATGGTGATGGTGGACAAGGCCCGCGCCGAGGGCAAGTCGCCCAAGTACAACGAACGCACGCAAGACTTGCTTGACAGTCCCAAGGCCCGCAAGAAGGTGGACAGCCTGATCAACAAGGGCAAAGAGTTGAATGTGCAAGAGTGGTACGGCACTGAGCCTCTGCGCCAAGTGGCGATGGATGCTGGCCGCACACCAGAGCAGTTTGAGTCAATGATGGCTCAGTTGGCAAGCGCCAGCCAGCGCAACCCAGTGGACAAGCAGAACCAGATGGGATCGTACTTGTACCATTTGAGCGAGACAGGCCAACTGCCTGAGAACTCGCTCCTGCTGACAAACAAATTGAAGAAGGCGCTTAAAGATGACCCATCGTTGGCCGAAGGTCGCACGCTGATTGAATTGCCCACAGGCTATGGATCGCTGGCGCAGGGTGACATTTTCAACCGCGCCTTGATGATCAGTCAGGGCAAGATCGGTGAGGCGTTGCCACCCAACAAAAAACTAGGCACCTTCTATGAGAACTTGCTTGGCAACCTCAGACCAGTGACGGTGGATGTGAATGCATTGCGTGGCCCCATCATTGAGCAGGGTGACCCGCGATGGCTGGCGTCCAAACTGGTGGAGAAGGATGACAAAGGCAAGGTGATCAACTCGTACAAGCCGCGTGAGATGTTTGACACAGGCGAGATGACCATGCGTGAGGCGAAACAGCGCCCCGGGTTCTGGGAGGCCGCGCCCAAGGGGTCTGAGTACGCAGGCTTTGAGGAGTTGTGGCAACGCGGTGCCAAGCGCCACGGTGTAGAGCCAGCAGAGGCGCAAGCCCTTGGCTGGTATGGCTCCGCTGATGTGACGGCTCTCAAGACTAAGCCAGAGAACTATGTGGACAACCTTGAGCGGCTGATCAAGCGCACCGCCGAGCAGACAGGCAAGTCACCCACCGAGGTGATGAACGACATGGTCACAGGCAAGGGCTTCTTGCGCAAGGAAGGTGGCGCAGTCAACAGTAAGGAGTCGCCAGCAGACATGGCCCGATTCCAAAAGCGGTTTGCCATGCACAAAGCCATCGGTGGCCGCGTCAATAAACAGCCAGTCAAAATGGCAGAAGGCGGCAGGGCCAGCATCTTTGATAAGCCAGCCAAGATGATGTCAAAGGGTGGCTCATCTGATGAGCCTACAACCAAAGAAATTGCCAAAGCGTTGGGCGAGTTGGCCGTCAGTCAGGGCAAGAAAGAATACGAGTCATTCAAAAAGCCACGCGCCGCAACTGACATCGGCAACCGTGGCATCCTAGCGCCAGCACTTGGCTTGCCAGTGGACATAATTAACATGGGTCTGGGTGGCGTAGATGCCTTGACTGGCTTGATGGGGAAACCGACTCGGTTATCGAGTGAAAAGCCATTCGCTGGGTCGGAACACCTCAAGGACTTAATGAACGAATATGGCATAACCTCTGGGGAGGATCGCCCTATGACCGAAACAGCGTTAAGCCTGTTCTCGCCCACTGGCATGATTAAAGGCGCACAGAAGACCGCTGAATTGGCAAAGAAGGCACCAGAGGCGGTTGACACCGTAAGGGGTGGCTTAGAGACAGCATCTGCTAATGTACAACGACCATTCAGGCCAGCCACTTTGACGATGGAGGCTGTCGCCCCAGATTTAGGTCAAAAGGGTAACGACAAGTTTAAAGACTTGGTGACCAAGCGCATGATCCTTGGCGAGGGTGCGCCTGTTAGCATGGAACGAATGGGCGGGCGCAAGACCGAGAAGACGCTAGGCCAAGGCTTGTATGAGAACTTTGCGGGCCAGCAGGAGATCAACCCTATGGTGGGCATCACCATTCCACGCGCAGGCAACCTGTCCACCAACAAGAGGCTGATTGCAGACATTGGCACCGCTGGGCAGGAGTTAGGTCAAGAGATGGTGGCGGCGCATAAGTTCACACCGTTGATGTTTAAGAATCCAAAGGATGCGACGGCCATGATGATTGGTGGCTCAGATTCTTTGACGAAAGAGCAGATACTGGGTTTAGCGAATATGCTCCCCGGGATGATTGTCACGCACAGTCCAAAAAACAATGCCATGTTTATAGCGCCGTTTGAGGGTGACCGTCTTGACTACAAGAAGGCCGTGCAAGTGGCATCTGACATCTTGGGCAAAAATGCCAAGATTCAGTTTGGCAAAGCAGACAGCACCAAGGACATCATGTTCCGTGGTGATTATGAAAAGATGGGCGCAAGACCGCCTTCAGCCGAGTCCACAGAGATGAGGAACCGTTTGAAGAAGGCGGAGGAGCGGATTGTTCGCGGGCCACCCGTATCGCGATCTGAGCGTCAATCCCAGCCCTCCACTCTAACCAGTACCGTTCGTTAAGAACTTTGACATGAGCCAAAGCATCTTCTTTATCGTCGTATTCATCACTGATGAAGGTGCGCCCCTCGGCCAAACAGTCGAGAACGCGCCAACCCGTGCCTGTTGCAAAGGCAAAGTAGGGGTACCGTTCGTTGATGGTGCGAGATCGATGCATAACCGAAGTGTAACACAGGATTGAACATATGGCAACGCAATTTCCAAACGACCCAAACGCAGACCGCTTTATTGATGGGTTGAAAATGACTGAAGACGGCGGTGCTGTTGCTGACCTGCCAGAAGAAGAGGGTCAGGATGTCGAGGAGTTAGAAGATGGCTCGGCCATCGTGACCTTGGGCGAGTTCAAAGGCCCAGAAGAAAACCCAGACTTCTACGAAAACCTTGCGGAGACCATCAACCTGTTTGACCTTGAGAAGATCGGTATGCGATACCTTGATCTGATTGAGAAGGACAAGGAAGCACGCGAGAAACGCGACAAGCAATACGAAGAGGGTCTAAAGCGCACGGGCTTGGGGGATGACGCCCCCGGTGGGGCTAACTTCTTCGGTGCCAGCAAGGTTGTCCACCCCATCATGGCCGAGGCTTGCGTTGACTTTGCCGCCCGCGCCATCAAGGAAATGTTCCCACCAGATGGCCCAGTGCGTACCAAGATTTTGGGTGATGTCACTGACGAGAAGACCGAGACCGCAGAACGCAAGCGCGATTACCTCAACTGGCAGTTGACCGAGCAGATGCAAGAGTTCCGCGATGAGCAGGAGCAGTTGCTCACGCAGTTGCCACTTGGTGGCTCACAATTTATGAAGATTTGGTACGACGAAAAGAAGCGCCGACCCTGCGCTGAGTTTGTGCCCATCGACAACATCCTCCTGCCATTCGCCGCTGTGAACTTCTACACAGCCCAGCGCGTGACAGAACAGCAAGACATCACTGGCTGGGAGATGCAACAGCGCATCGACCGTGGCCTCTACCGCGACATCAGCCTGATCCGCGCATCTGCCGAACCAGAGCAGACAGCCGCTGAGAAAGCCAACAGCAAGATTGAAGGCAAGTCTTGGGATGACAACGAAGACGGCCTGCGCCGTGTCTTCCACATCTACACATGGCTGTCGATTGACGACGACCCCATCACCAATGGCGACTCCGCGCCCTACATCCTGATGGTTGACGAGTTGGAGAGCAAAGTGCTTGGCCTCTACCGCAACTGGGAAGAGGGCGACGAGTCAATGGAAAAACTGGACTGGATGGTCGAGTTCAAATTCATCCCTTGGCGCGGCGCATACGCTGTTGGGCTACCTCACCTTATCGGAGGTCTCAGCGCGGCCTTGACGGGCGCATTACGGGCCTTGCTGGACACTGCGCACATCAACAACTCGGCCACGATGCTGAAGTTGAAGGGCGCACGCATCTCTGGCGCAAGTCAGCAGATCGAGGTGACGCAGGTGACGGAGATTGAAAGCGCCCCCGGTGTTGACGACATCCGCAAGATCGCAATGCCTATGCCATTTAACCCACCCTCACAGGTGCTGTTCGAGTTGCTAGGCTGGATCACCACCGCCGCCAAAGGTGTTGTGACCACCGCTGAAGAAAAGATTGCCGACGCCAAGTCCACGATGCCTGTTGGAACTACGCAGGCTTTGATCGAGCAGGGCGCGGTAGTGTTCTCCTCGATCCACGCACGCTTGCACGAGAGCCAGCGCCGAGTCATTGGCATCATTGGCCGCTTGAACCGCTGGTACTTGGATGAGCAAAAACGCGGCGACATGGTGGCAGAGTTGCCCATCAAGAAAGAAGACTTCAAGCGCAACAGCGACATCGTGCCTGTCAGCGATCCCCACATTTTCTCTGAGACACAGCGTGTGGCCCAGATGCAGTCTGTGTTGCAGTTGTCCACACAGTTCCCTGCAATCTTTGACCAGCGTGCTGTGGTGAACCGAATGCTCAAGCAGTTGAAGATTCCGAATGTGAACGAGTTGATACCAAATGCAAGCAAGCCTGCGGAGATGAATGCCGCAGACGAGAACTCCGCAATGGCATTGGGCCGACCAGCCTTTGCTTACCCGCGTCAGGATCAGTTGGCTCACATTCAAGCCCACTTGGCCTTTGCGCTCGATCCCGCTTTGGGATCAAACCGCCTCATCGCGCCCAAGTACATTCCAAACGCACTGGAACACATCAAGCAACACATGATGCTCTGGTACACCAGCCAGATGTCCACCTATGTCCAAGGAGACACTGGCGTGCAGTTTGGCAAGTACGAGGACAGCAAGTTGGTCAAACAGATCGACAACGCGGTGGCCTTGGCCTCGACGCACCTGTCAATGGACACCGAAGAGGTGTTCAAAGGCTTGTTGCCTGCGCTTGAGCAGTTGGGCCAGATGATGCAACAGTTCAAGCCCGCGCCCCCACCGATGGATGGCGAGGCACAGGCCGTGTTGCAGGCTTCTATGGCCGAGACACAGCGCCGCGCCGCAGAAGACCAAGCACGCCTTGCCTTTGATACGCAGAAGTTCCAAACGGAAATAGCGCAGAAAGAAAAAGATCGTCAAGTCAAGATCGCGATGAACGCCGAGGACAACCTTACGACAGAGCGGATGAAGACTGCCGATTTGACCTTAGACGAGGTCAAACTTCGACAAGAGCAGGAGCAGACTGCTGTCCAACTGCAAAACCTCACCCAACGAAACTTAGGAGAATGAAATGGCTATTACCCTTAAAGA